CGACCTAACGCACCAGCACCCGCATTGGCTGCCAATGTTTTCTCATCAATGTTTGTCTTCAACTCGTCCATTGAATCGACATATTCACCAGCATAGTGATCGGTCAACGCGCAATCGACATTTGTGTGACTGACGTTCATTAATGGTACATCGCCATGCCGAGACTTGGTGCCAGCAGTTCCCTTACCATATTTTTGGAAGCGAACGTCTTCACCTTGAACTTGGACTTTGCGACGAATTGTATTCCGCAGCTTGGATCCCATGCGCTGATAGGCAACATGAACATCTGCTTCAAACTGACGGATAAAGGCTGTATCTACTGAAGTAGACATATCTGTATCTCCGATTAAAGTTAAAACCAATTATGACCGTTGGTTATGCCTTCAACCGGGATGGGTGCGATTAGGCCTTTGCAGGGGTCGCGCACCGGAGTCAGGGGCCTTTTGTCTGTGTGGGATAATGGTTTATCTTCGATAAACTAGTCAATTCACATTGAGGCCTACTCACAAAAAAAGCCCCGGTTTTTACGCCGAGGCTCAAGTTTGGTGCCGTACAGGGAGGACAGCAGGGTAAAACTATCGTTGATGTCTATCTAACATGAGCCACATTTGACGCACTTTTTCTTGTGCAGCTTTATATCCGGGGTCGTGTTGGTTGTTATAAGCGTCTGAAGCCATCTCGGTCTTAATCTCAGCTTCTGTTGGAATGCCAGTAGGATTAATCCCGTCAAGCTGCATAAACTTTGGCTCTCCAACCATGTCCATGATTTCTTCTAACGCGACGACATTAGCAGCGGTATTAGCAAATTCAGATACGGCATTAAAAGCTTCCGTCGACAAGTTTTGCTCTGCCCACGTTCCTACATGGTAAGCCCGTGCCTCTCCGTTTTCACCCAGCTTTGCGTACTCGTCAGCAGAATTGGGGCCTGATCCCATGGTCGCTTGCACATAAGCACTTAACCCTTCTGAGTATTGCTCTTGTGACAAAGAGTTTGTAGTGGCGTGATCGTTCCACCACTGAAGCATTGGGTTGTCGTTATCAAACTCAAAGGCAAAATCTTCGGGCAAGGTTGCGGATAAGCTTTCTGAAAGGGTTGTCGTGTACCCATCTTCAGGAATTGCCGATGCACGGTCTGCCGCCATCTCGTCTGTAATGGTTTGTCGCATTGTGTCTGTCCTTGTCCGGACAGATTTTTCAGCTTCGCCGTACGACTTAAAGACGTCTTCCATACGGACTTCTGAAGTTTCTGAGTTCCAAAACTTTTCTGGTACATAATCAGGACGCGATACAACGCCTCCTGCTGTATCACCAGTTGCTTCTGATGATCCTGAATCGCCAGTGCCTTCCGGGGCACCACTAGCTACTTCACTCATTCTGTATCTTCCTTACGATTGTTGATGCCAAATTGTTGCCATTGGTTCATCATGCCGACGAGAAACCTTTGGCCTTCTAAGTGGCGTAAATGCTGATCCGATACTTCAGGGCCAGCTGTTGTCTTGATCGTTATCGATTCAAGATAGTTCAAGACTAGTTTCCCAGCCTCAGAGCGAAACGTCACATCAAACGCATCCGCTATTCTGTCGTTTAGTTTTTTGCTACGGCCTATACCGTCAGGGCTTCCCGTCATTTTGCGGTAGACACTTCGATGCCGTGTCGGTTTGTAACCACTTTGGTTTCGGCAAATTCACCAGAGCCAACAGCCAGACGTGGTTCAGGTGCGCGTGGTGCTTGTGAACGATCTGATTTTGCTGTGCTTGCCTTAATTGGTTTCTTAGCCATTTTGATTTCCTTTTTGGGCTGAACAAATGCTTCGTTAATATTAGGGGTTGATGGATCATCCCGTTGAAATTTGCCATCGGCTGTATGCGCTCTTTTCTTCACGGCTATCTCCATTACTTTTTTCCAAACAAGGATTTTACAGCACCGCTTGTTTTTCGACGAAGTCCGCCATTAAGAAGGTTTGATAGCGCTCTGCGTTGGTCGCCAACATACTTCTTCTTTTCGTTATCTGTCATTTTACGAGGGTCTTTGCTTGGAAGACGAAGACCCATTTTCGTGCTTTTCATTTCTGCTTTTTTTCCAACTTGCTTCTTCATAATCAGATTCCTTGATCTTGTTACGGCTATCTCCATTGTTTAACGTTGTGCTTATCCATCGATTGTTTAAGCGTTGATGTATTGCCTATTAGTTTCTTTTTCTTCGGGGTCGCATCTTTACTTTTAATCGAGGCACCATCGCGTTTTGCATCCATCTTCTTCATAATCGCATTGGATTTTCCAGTCTGCTTCATAATTTCACCAGCAATCAATCCTGTTGGCGATCTACGAAAGATAGAACTTACAGCCCGGAACAAACTTGTTCCTTGAATGACTTGCTTCACATCAGCAGCAAAGTTAGGGCGTGCCACCCCAGACTTCTTTTTTTTCCGAGCTTTGTTCTTTGTGTAGCGCGTAATTAAAGAATCTTTTTTCTTATTCATTTTCATTACTTTGCTTTTTTGATTAATGAATGCTTCATGCCTAGTTTTATTGCTCTTTTCATACCTTTATGTTTGCTCATGCGAGAAGACGAACCAGATATAAACTCCATACCTTTTTCCATAGTTCTTGCGCCAATCCCAACTCGGTTTGCAACTTTGCCCATAAATGTTTTTTCATTACTCTTTGCTAACCCATAAATTTTATTATTTAAATTTAATCGATTAGTATCGCCGGTATCCACGGGATTCATGCCAGCTTTTTTTCGGGAGCTATTTTTAACTGTTACTTTTAAAGCTTTAGGCATAATCATTTTTTCCTTGTGATTAATGACTTTTTTAGGCCCTTCATGTGTTTTTCAACGGCCCTTGTTTCCGCAAAGGCTTCGTGTGGAAAAGTGCCGGTTCTAATGCCAGAGTAGCCAAACCGAGCGGCAACCTTCCCACGAATAGTATTAGCATCGTCATTCGCCCCATAGTGAAGTCCTGGGGTTTTCTTATGGGTTTTTCTACCTTTTTTCGTGCTTGGCGGGGTGCCTTTACTTTTATACATCTTACATTCCTTGTTGCTGTTGTTGCTGACTTGCAAGCTCTTGAGTTTCAGCAATCGCTTGAGCAATCTCGGCACGTTCTGCATCGGTGCGGATTAACTTCTCAGGGACACCAATCTGTTGGCCTGTGTAGACCGCAGCTTCTTCAGCCCGGACAACCATGTTGGTCATTTGGGGGCCAAAGCCAGCGTTCAACAATTGCAACCATCTGCCAACACGGGCCACATTCTCATTGTGTTGTGCTTGGGCCAAAGGCGAGACATTAACGATCTTGATCTCACGCCCATTGACCATTGGTATTTCTATTCGTCCCTGCGCTTTAAGGATGTGCACCACCCGTCGCAAAAGGGGCGTAGTGAGTTCAGTATGCAGTCTTCCGTATGCGGAACCGATGGTTCTCGAAAGGTCTGCCATTCGTTCGTGGACTTCCGTAGCCGACATTGGCGTACCTTCAGGCGCTCCCAAACTTTCATTAAACATCGCCTTTTTAATATTGTGACGCATATCTTGAATAAGGAATTGAGATACATTTGACTGCGCTGCCGGAACTAAAGGCTCTAAGCCTCTTGAGTTCATAGCTCTTGGAATAATTGTTCCGGGCACTAGCTCAATTGTGTCTGGGTTTAATATTCCATCATCGTCTGCTTGCCACATGCCAGTAATCGACATTGCCGCATTTTCCAATGACAAGCGCACCACTTCGTTAAGTGTTTTAACATCAGGAAGCGCGTTTAATAATGGGCCTCGTCCGTATGTCTCGCCAGCCGTTTTTGACCAGCGAAAGGAAATCATAGGATTTGCCCCGTCGCCTTTAAACTCACCTTCAACAAGGATATGTTTGGGGTCTTTTGAAATCACGTTATAAGAATGGCGCTCAGTTCCACGGTCAGACCAATCTCTGTAGACACATTCAATAATATCAAACTGGTGTTCTTCTTCTCGCTCACCTTGAGCTTTCATATCGTCATGAATTTTTGCGCTAGGCCAAATAACAATAATCTCTCTAAGTTTTAGCTTACGCAGTCTATACGTTGCATCGATGTACCCAAAAGGGCCAACATCAAGAACAACTTGCGATTGAGGCAAAGTCGTAAAAACCAAGGGTTGCTCGGCAGGATTAATGCCTTGCTCGACAGTTAGTGTGCCGGTTCCAACAGCCAGATCATAGTAAGCTTCATGCAGTTCTTGGTTCATGTTGGAGGTCTGTAGGATCTCCCAAACATAGTTGCCAACGTCTTGCAAATGTCTGTTAACTTCTGATCTTTGTTCTTCTGGGATTTCTGATCCCGCTTCAAACTCAAACCATTTAGAAAACGAAGGAGTTAAGCCAGCTTGCATCCTAGATGCAAACTCACTAGTCGCCTGAACCGTCGATCCATCGTAAATCGAATCGGTACGACTTTCACCTTCTGAGGTTGAATAGAAGCCA